TCAGCAAATATTGCAACTGACAAGGTTAGAATAGCTACTACTAGCTCTCCTATACATTTTACTAATAGTTTTCCAAATGTAGCCTTAACTGGAACTGTTACTTGCGCTACAAATTCAACAGAAGTCACTGGCTCGGGAACCACATTTGTCACCGAATTAAACATCGGGGCTTGGATTGGAAATACTACAGGTAATACAGTAGGTATAGTAGCGTCTATTCATAGTAATACCAGTTTAACTCTATCTGCTAATGCTGCTGTAGCGATTGCAGGGGCTACTGCCAAATACAATCCATTTGGTGTTCCTTATACCATAGCTACAGCTAATAGTGAAATCATCCCTGCAAACTCTACAGAACGTACTATTATAGTAGGGCAAGGTAATATTGTTTCTTATTTAAATGTATCTGGTGCATCAGCAGCTCCATTTTCTATTACTGAGTTGGGTATGCCGCATGCTAACACAGGTACATCAGGAATAATAATTCCAGCAACTCTTACTATTACAACAACTACAACAACTACTACGGCAGCACCTACAACTACAACTACTTCTACAACAACCTCTACTTCTACAACAACCTCTACTTCTACAACAACCTCTACTTCTACGTCAACTACAACTGCAGGACCTTAATTATATAATATATAATCAGTAAAAGAGACTTAGGTCTCTTTTTCCTTTTTAACTTCTCTTTAAGTCACAATCACTCATTTTGCGTTGATAGCATAAATATCATATACACTCTCATGGTGAGGGTTTATGCGGTCCCCACCGCGTAGTAGCTAGAACCTACTAATCATAAGGAGAAAACAAATGGGACGTCCTCTAAAAATCGCAAAGGCTCAAGCAGTCTTAACAATTACTGATACAGCAACAACAGGCAGTATCGTTACAATATCAGGTGGAAATCTAACGACTTCCCCTACAGTAGGTGTGGCATCTGGTATGTCATTTATACCTGCATCAAGCATTGGTGGATTAACAGCCAACACAACATATTATGTTGATACTATTCTGACAAATACTACATTCAGTGTTTCGCAAACACAATTAAGTGTTCAACCACGTGTTATGGCTTCATTGTCAAATACAACAGGTGGTACGGTTAAAGCTTCATTTCAAGTTGTTGATGCTTATTTCAACAACCCATTAGGTGGTGCTGGTTTTCCAACAACAAACAGTAATACATATTCTGTAGTTGGTGGTAACACTGCAATTATCGGACCACAAGTATTAGCACAAGTTGCTATCGGTATCAATGGCACCGGTACTCTATATTCTACTAGTGGTAACGCAAACGTGTTTGGTGTTGGCACTGATCTTGCTAATACATTGTCAGTGGGTTCTGCAATTCAAGTAGGAGTTGCAAACATCAATGGTTCAACTGATTATGTTAATTTAGGATTTGCTGCTACACTTTCAGGATATGCAAATATTGAAATTTCTAATGCTACTGCTACAGGTAATTTCTTAACAACAGTTGGAACAGCGACCAATTTATTTGTAAATCAACCAGTTGTGTTGACAGCAAATATCGGTGGTTTAACAGCAGGTACAACATACTTTGTTAAGACAACTCCAAATGCTGCGGCATTCAGCGTTTCCTCTTATGTAGGTGGAGCTAACGTTCCGTTATCTAATCAAAATGCCACTTCATATGCCGTACAAGACCGTGTGATATTATCAGGTACAGCTGCCACTTCTTATGCAAACGTACCATTTGTTTATGCAAATGATGAAGCCGGCTACATTGTACGTCAAAAGGGCAAGCAAAAGTATCTAGTAACAGGTACAGTAACTGGTTTAACATCACAGTGTTTAACAGCAAACGTTGCAAATACCGCATTGACACCGAATTCAATGCGTATTCTTGCTACATATGCAAACAATGCTACTCAAACAGTTCAGTATCTTTCTGATCACAATGCAGGATTGTTTACTGCTAGTTCTAGTCCTATTGCAACAGCTAATATTGTATCCGCAGGACAGCCAACTGGTAACTTGGGATATATCAACACAGCTCCAGTAATTGCAACATTCAACAGTGCAGTAACTACTGTAACAGCTGGATCGTTTGTTGTTGGCGTGGCATATGTTATCGTATCACTTGGTAATACTAACTGGGCGGCAATCGGTGCAAACAATGCTTCGGTCGGAGCAATCTTTGTTGCAACTGGCGTTGGTTCTGGATCTGGTACAGCATCTATTTCTGGTGCAATTGGACCAATCGTAACCATAGCTAACGCATAATGACCGTAATAAAGATGACTAAGGCTCAGCAAGTTGAGACTGAAATCGCTGTGCTTCAAGTTCAAGTTAATAACATTGAAACAAAAATCAATGACATTAAGGACAACTTGAAAGAAGTACATGATTGCGTTCATGCAAACGCTGAGGAAACTCAGCGTTTGATTAAAGAACTTCAAGAGTCCAATGAGAAATCTCATAAAGCATTAAACGACAAAGTTTCTGCTTTAGAAAAATGGAGATGGATGCTCATGGGAGCCGGAGTCGTTATTGGATCTATGGGATTTGAATCAGTAGCAAAATTGCTGAAATAAAAAGGAGAGACTTAGGTCTCTCTTTTTGTAAGTGCATATAGTTTTTCTTGGACTATATCAAAATTCACTGTACTAAACAATCCAGGATGCAATGGTTTAGGATATTGATTTCCTCCAACCCAAGCATATCCACAATGTTCTTCGTTTAGTATAGGAATAAATTCTTCTACTACTGCACAAAAAAATGTATGATAAGTGAAAGCTTTATTTACAAATTTTTGTATTGGAACTAATTTAGCATTTTCAGGAAAATATTCTATTTCCTCTATACATTCACGCTCTAAGCCCTCTAATAGAGTTTCACTTTCTTCAATTTTACCACCGGGTATGCCCCAGTTACCTAAATTTTTAGGATCTGTTCTAAGAAGGTAAAAAAATCTATCAGTGCTTGAACAATAAAAAAACACACCTGCTGAAATGTTCATATTACTATACTGTAGTCGCCCTGATCGTACCATCCATCTACAGATTTCATCCAAGAGCCATCAATATATCTATATTGAATATTTGTTGTAAGATTTGTTACATACTCTACTGAAGTGGAAGCATTGCTATCAAAAGATACAACCCATTGACCTAAGCTAGAACTATATTCAATAATGTCATTGGCTTTTGCAACTAAATTTCCCCAAGCTATAGTGCTGCTACCTGGTGCACCAACATCTTCAACAATTAAATATCTAACACCATTAATAGGACCTGGTAAGCCTGCATTTGGTCCTGAAGTAAGAGGGTTAACCACACTGTAAACAGGATCTAATGTATTTTGTGGTAGCGTATCTGGGTCAATATTATATATTAATAATCTATCATCAAGTGGATCAGGTACAATAGTACCAACAATATCAGTTGTCATATATGGATTTTGTAACCATATTTGCGATATACCAGGTCTTATTGTTCCATATACATTCAATAAGCTTGACCAATATAATGCTGTATTTGGATTTGTTGGATTATCTAAATCACTATTAGGTGGATTAAATGGTTGGTCAGCAGGTAGTATTTGTAATGTATTGTTTATTAATAAAACTTTATAACCATATGGTGTAATTTTTTGTCTCGTACCTAATAAGAATTCATCATTTTGCATATCTTCTAATGCTGTATTTGTGTATATAGAAGCAATAATCTTATGAATAACTCCCATTTTCTTTAATTTAGCAGGTGGAGTTAACCAAACTGGCATATAAAATTTCCAACTCATTACATCTATTGGATTACCAGTGCCTTGTGGAATTGATCTACTAGAAAAAGTTAATCCATCTTGAAATACTGCACTTAATGATGTCCAATCAACATAATTATCCGTACTTTGAATCTCTAATGCTGGATTAAACAGTGTACCTAATTGCTCTAGTAGTTCTAATTTTTGATTATAATTAGTGGTCCAAAAGTCTACCGTAATTCTTAGTGTATAAGGAACTGGCATTATTCTTTCAACAGTAAATGCCTGTCCTTGTGTAGTATCATAACTCTGCGTTTCTGAATTATATGCTCTTTGTCTTACATTAATCTTATCAACAAATGTAGGATCTTGTGTCCATCTTTGATTATATTCTAATCCACTTATATAATATGTAATCAGTGGTGCGGATGGCAAATTACTTGCACTATTATCAGCTATAATAGTAGCAGCTTGTCTACTACTATCACCATACATAACAGGAACTCTAACTAATATTAGATTGCCTGCAGGATCTTTACCT